GTAATCGTCGATCCATTCTTTTTTCTTTGGCTTATTGGTTTGCTTGAAATCTAAAATTGCAGCACGATTTTTCCAAACTCCAATACAATCAGTTGTACCTGCATATAATCCACTGTAATAGACAGGAACTTCTACACCCCAAAATTCTGTTATGTTTTTAGCCAATCCTTCAAAAATTATAACATTTGCCATACTGTGGCTTTGCTGGCTAAAAGGGTTGGTTCCTGGCAGACCAATTTCACCTTCCTTAACATAAGTTTCTAACCACTTATGCATTCTGGTGCCTCGACTACTGGCTTCTGTGCTAATTTGTTGAGCTTGGGCTGTACCTACTCTACGTTTCCAATCAGCCAGTGCTTTTTTCTTTTCTTCGGGTTTTGTTGCATCAAGTATCGTAGTTACGCTAGGAACTTTGGTACCATCTGGTAAACAATAATGCCTTTTACCGTCAACAGTTGTTCTGTCAACGGTTTTATATTCAAATTTTTGGATTAACATTTAAACTCTGAAACTTATTCCGCAACCGCAACGGTCACGCTCATTTGGATTTATAAACTCGAAACCTTCATTCAAACCTTTTTTTACCCAATCAATTTCTAGCCCTGTGAGATAAACACTACTTTTTGGGTCAATAAAAATTTTACAATTTTTTAAATTGTAACATTGATCTTCAGACTTAGGTTCATCGACATATTCTAATACGTATGCTAAACCACTGCACCCAGTAGTTTTCACACCCACTCTTAATCCGATGCCTTTACCGCGTTTATTAAGGTTAAATTGAATTTTTTCAGCCGCAATATCAGTTAATTGAATCATTTTTTTGTCTGTAATCTGCTATTGCTGCTTTGATAGCATCTTCAGCAAGTATTGAGCAATGAATCTTAACCGGAGGAAGGGCAAGTTCCTCAGCAATTTGGACATTTTTTATCTGCCCTGCTTCATCTAGTGATTTACCTTTAACCCATTCGGTAACTAAAGAACTTGACGCAATCGCCGATCCACAACCATAGGTTTTGAATCTTGCATCAGTGATAACACCATCTTGTACCTTAATTTGAAGTTTCATTACATCTCCGCAGGCCGGGGCTCCCACCATTCCAGTTCCTACATCTGAGTCATTTTTATCGAAACTTCCCACATTTCTAGGGTTTTCATAATGATCGATAACTTGAGCACTATAAGCCATTAGTTTCTCCTATAGTAAAGTTTATTATCTTTTATTACTGTTGTCTACGTTTTAGAGCACGATCAGCCATCTTGCTAACCTTTTCTTGAGGATTTTCGGCTGCAGCTCTGACTTCATCTGGATTGTTGGCTGTTGTTTGAATTTCTGTTTTAAATTTAACTTTTTCAGGAGTTATATTTGCTAGTAACTCCTGCATGGCAGGGTCTTGTTCGTTAGCATCAAGTAGATCTTGATATTCTATATTAGTTAGACCGGTATTACGGATATAACGCAATATCATTGCTGTGGGCAATTCAGATGGAATTTCATCATCTACAACTCTTTTATGAAGTAGGGCTAATACGGTGACAATATCAGCCAATTGATTAATGGCAATGTCACCTGCATCTTCCCTTATGAAATCACTTGCTCGCATCAACGACGCTTTCTGCCCATTTCTTCACTACCGCCTGCTGCGACGTCGGCTGTGGCAAATTCATCACCACCATCTCCTAACTCTGGAGGAGGTAAATTTGTGCCTGGCATTGGTGGTGGTGTTCCTGGAGTTCCACCCATTACACTACCCATTTCTGCACCAGTGTCAACTGGTTCACCTGCCAATGCTCTTGCACCATTATCCAATGCGTCCCTAGCGGAGTTCAAAGCATCCATTAATGATTGTAAAGCTGCAGTCACGGTGCCCTTAAATTGATCAGCCTGAGCTGTACCAACTTGATCTTTGATAGTGTCAATTAAGGGAGGCAGTTCTTCATTCATCATTTTACTTGCATCAGTGATCATGTCCTGAACACTATCAACCATGTCTTTGGCAGCTAAAACTGCTTCTGCTGTTTCTAATTCACCCTCAGTAAGATAAGTTTGATTTTCTAACCATGAACCTAAACTTTCTCTAACCATGAGCATTTCCATATATTTTGGGTTACGCTCAGCAGTGTGTGCTCCATAACTTTTACGAATATAATTCAAACTTTCTTCTAAAGCATGATATAATTTTTGTGCTTTTGCATAAGAAAGATTGTCATAATCAATTCGAAAACCAAATCGACTTTCGATAACCTTATTGAGACGTTTGGTTTTTTGTGGTGCAAGTTCTTTTAAGTTCATAATATCTTATCCCAGATTTTCATATATTTAGCATTTGAAATAGTTTTTTCCAATTCTCTTTTAGATTGGCCGTATTGAGCTTTGGATTCTAAATACCTAGAAATCCAAAGCTCTTTTTGAAATGTATCTTGAGGTTTGCCACTTGTAAGTCTAGTAGAATAAAACATAAATTCATTAAACATTTTGCCTGCAATTTTGTCTCTTTCTGTAAGTTCCTGTGCTATTGAATAGTTTCTTGTTTTTTCTAGTACTATATAAATTATTGCTGCTTTTTTGTTAAAAAAATTATGAATTAATTTACCTTCTTTTTTTACTATGTGATTATGATCGTCCGTTATATAAATTGTATATTCATCAATGACATAATGTTGATTACTTACGGGAATTACAACTGGGATATTCAATGCATATCTTAAGTAATTAAGTTCTTTTTTAGCCCATCCCTTGATTTCTTTAATCGCTAGATCTACTAGAGTTTTCCCTAGTTCTTCTTTTATAATTGATTCTACCTTGTTCATCTTTTATTCTTTTTAATATTGATTTATTAACTAATTGACTGGCTATTATTTGTTCACGTTCATCTAAATCGCGTTTTGCCAATACAGGTGTAGTTTCGTCAAATCGTTTCAGCAAATCTGCTTCTTCGTTTGTGATGGCTATTTTTAATTGCTCGGTTAATTCAATTATTTTCATTTGGATGCTAGATGAATCAGTAATGTAATAATTGCTGCAAACATAGCACCAATAATACCTGTGCCTAAAGTTATTATTTGTTTGTTAAAGCCACCCGATTTATTCGCGACGCTGTCTTTAATTTCCACAATATGTTCTTCTAATGTAGATAATCTACGATCTAAATGGTTTAATTTTTGTTCCAACGAAGCATATCGCTCTGCACACAGTTCAACATGTGCTTCTAAATTAATTTTTTCGATGCTAGTAGGGTTATTGGCCATATCTTATCTCTTAATTAACGTTGAGATGCGTTTAATAATGCCTAGTTTTGCCATAATGAACACCCTGATAATGCCATGCATCAATAATTATTTAGTTCATCTGCTTTAAGAAAATGAATGTTTTTTAATGGCCCATAGCTGTGAAATATGGGCAACATAAATTTTACTGTTTCGTTTAAACCTGTAACGATTGGTACTTGTTCAAAGTCTTTGTAAAGATTTTCTATACTGTAAAAATCTGCAAGCTCACTGCTGAATCTAACTCCCCAAAATGCATGAACACCAGGAAAATCTCGATAAAAATCCCCAAACCATCCAGTGTGTCTTTCAAAATCTAACCCAGTCACTTGCACTGGGCCTTCTAAAATTAGAGGTTGAGTCTTCAATCCTAAAACTTGTAGAACTGTTTCCCAGTTTCTTTGTTGATCACGATGCTTGCTATTACCTCTGATAATGTGAGTTTGGGTAATATCAATCAATGTAGCCATTACAAATACTGTATTCATGCCAATATTTATAGCCAAGAAAAAAGGCACTAAAAAGTGCCTTTTTAATTTAACTAACCTAGCTATTAAGCGCCAGCTGTAGTTACAAAACGTAGACCTGGCTGTGCAACTTTAACGCCAGTTAAGTTAACACTGCTTACTGTACCAAGTGCAACAATGTTAGCTTCTAGGTCAGTTGCGTTCCATGAACTTTCTTCAACTAAAACGCTGACTAGACCATTTGTAACACCGCCGATACCAGCACTGCTAACTTGATAAGCTAACAATGTGCTGTTGATACCGATAGTACGTAGAATTGCTTCTACTGCTTCGCCTGTTCCTAAAGCGGTTGTAAGTGCAACGTTAGCATTAACAGAAAAACCTTGAACTGGTTTGCCAATGCCTGTGCTGATTAAAACACCTAAACTGCTAGCTTCTGTGCTGAGTGCAATGTTGCCAACGCTAACAACATTTTGTGCATTACCGTTTGTACGTGTAAAGACTGCCATTTTATTTTCCTTTAAAAATCTGCGATTAACGCATAATTTTATTTATCCAAAAGACAAAATTAATTAGATGAAGTGGGGTTTTGCCAAGTTTTAGGTTTCAAGAAATTCTCTCTGCTAAACACGATTCTATCAACTAATTTAACTGCGCTACCATCATGACCTACAGCAACAAAACCTTCCGGCTTAGTAACTTTATAACCGACGTCAGTTTTAATAAATGTGCCAGTAATACCTTCAATTTGTTGCAATTTTTGTATAAGTTCTAACTTTAATTCTACTGCTTTTTTGTATACTGCCAATATCCCCAATAGAGTATTAGAATTATCAGCAATAAATTTTTCCATTTCCTCTATTTCTTTCCTGCGATTTTGTATAGCGACAGGTTCTGGTTTTTCTTTTGTAGGGTCACCGGCTTTCTTCTCTTGCGATTTCTGTTGAATTCCTGTTATTTCTTTTTCTTTAACATTCCTGACGTATGCCATGAAATCTTTTAAAAATTCTATTGGATTATTAACTTGACTAGAACCTGCAGGACTCAATGCATGAGTAGGACTTTTTACTACACTGTTTATAAAAGGTTTAACATATTTTCCAAATTCATGACTTAGAAATTTATCAAACTTTTTAGGATCAATTTTCATTAACGTCCCTGCAACTTGATTCAGACCAGAAATAATCCTTTGATTTTCTTCTGGAGTCAGACTTGCTATTCCAGTATAATCATTGTAATATGCATCATCGAACCATACTTCGGAGTTTTGAGCTAACCCCGAAGCTCTAAATCCAAATTTTGCTCGCATTTCAGGAACATTGGCAAATGGTTTAGCACCAGCGTCTTGTTCCTCTTGGCTAGGGGGGTCCCAGTCATAAACTGTATGAAAAATTATTCCTAATTTAGCTCTACGCCACTTTTTAGCAAGTTCACTATTAGCGTCTGTCGTATATGTAATGGTGTTTGGTGTACAGGCCAACATAGATTTACCATCAATTGTAATTTCTTCAAGGTCTTGATTTATAAACAATAAATCGCCTTTTATAACTCCACTAATGCCTAATTTAGGAAGATATTTTAAACACAACTGTAGTTTAAGTGCCAAACCCTCATCGCCATACCAATTTTGAATATCTTTTGGAGTTTTACATAATTTAGGTTCTGTTTTTGCAAAAACACTTTTAGTTCCAACAAAGAACTTTCCGTCCACGGGATCTATCCCACAATGTATAGCTGGTGCACCATCCCATTTTACAGTGACTTGACTAGGTTCACCTTCACCTACTGCTAACATGGCTCTTACACTGTTCACGTAATTAAAAGCTTCTAATGCTCCCCAATACCCTTTATTAAAGATTTCATCTTCGAGATGCTCTAAATGTGTAGCTTGATCTTCTGCACCCTCAAGCAACAACCAAGCCGGGGTTTGATTTTTAATCTCGAATAGTTTCATATTTTATTCCAAAATCCCTATTTGCTTTCATTGGTGATACGTTTAAGACCCCTAGAAAACTTAGTAGAATCCTGAGATCTTATACTGTTAATTAGCCGTCGTTCTAATTCGTCTGCCTGTTCTGAATCGTAGTTTTCTTTAATAAAATTTATTAAATTAATAGTGCCCTGTATTAGATGACTGGCTTTGGATTCTACTAGGTTGTGCTTATCTTTAACTAATCGCAAAGAATCTAATTCATCTAATATACTACGTGTTTTTCTTAACAAAATACAGTCTCCGGCCAGATTAAATTTATTTATTTAAATAGCCAGAATAAAATTCTGCAACTTCTGGAAATGTTTTAACCCAACTAAGATTTCTAATTTTATCAAATTTGTCTAAGTATTCTATCATTCTTTTAATATGGGCCGCTATTTCCTGCCAGTTATTGTCTAGTACTGGTTTAATTTCTTTGTTGAGATTTTGATAATATTTTTCTGTTATAAAATTTACGTTTAAGTTATCATTCATAGATAATTGAAAATTATAATCAATGGGATCGCCCAGTCGATTAGTACTAAAATCGTTAGCTGCCCATTTTTTTACTTCATCAAAAGAATACAGATTCAAAGGATTAATTACTTCTTGTATCATAAACATTACATTAAACGGTAATTTTTCTTTATATTCCGTTAAATTGTCAAGTAGATGATTCCATTTAGCTGGCCAACGTAAATATTCAAATTTATCTTTTGTGCCATACTAATAATAAATTTAACTAACCTAAATTTTTCAATTATACGCAAATGTTTTTCGTTTAATTTTTGTGTTCCATTGGTATTGATAGCCATATCAACTTTTTCAACTGCATTAGGTATTTTGTGTAAGATCAGGTCTGCAATTTTCCAATATGCGTTACTAATCATCGGTTCACCACCACAAAACTGAATAGTGGTTAAATTAGATAAATCTAAATTATCTATAACATCAACTAATTGTTCATATGTCGAAGTATTGTCATATTTAAAGGATGGTATTTTATTATCAGATAAATGTTTTTGCCAAAATGTGCTAGCGTTTGGACCGCAATTTATGCAAGCTAAATTACAACTTCGATCAAATAAAAAATCGATTCTGGAAGGGCCACTTACGTTTTTGTTAATACCCAATCTTTCTATCATTGAATTTCGAAAACTTTTGTATTGGCCATTTTCTAATCGTTCACACTCCCAACATCCTTCGTCCCACACATTATTGTCATTTTTATTCCTTAATTCTAATAGCTCTTTAGATAACCATATTTTTTTAGGATCAACAACATACGTAAGAGACCGAGTACTTAAACAACATTGATTGAATGCTAATTTATTTTCATTATTTTTAAAATTAATGTTTAACCCTGCATGAATCATTGGACAATATAAGTTTTTCATTAATTTTCTCTTTTTAATCCGGCAAGCATTTGTTTTAATTTATTGCTCTGTACTTCAACATCTGTTTTCCCCACATCTTCTGCAGTGCTCTTAGGTTTTATCGAATTCATGATACTACCGATTTGTGGTTTTACAGTGCCGGGTGTTCCTTGTGCTTCTTCACCGGGATCTGTAATCCGCAAACTTTCCAAATCAAAATCTAAATCAACTTTCATACCAACACCCGAACTACTACGTGTTTTCATTAATTGTATTTGATAACGCCCACGTTCGCGCATAGCTCTACTGGTGAAAATGCCGAACACATTATCTGCAGTATTAATTTTACTGATACCACCGCTAATATGACTGTGGTCAAATTCAATTTCTTCAACTGCACTACGATTAAGCTGACTGGCTGTAATCATTAATATATTAAATTCTTTGGCTAAATTACGAAGTTCTTCACTGACATACTTGTCCTTAACAAACAAATCATTGGGACTAACTTTGGCGCTGACTGGCATGACAAGATCCAAATAATCTACCATGATAAAATCCGCACGTCGATTAGTTTGTACTTCTAGCTCTTTTAAATATGCACGAATTTGATTCACATTGCTTTGTGCTGGCATGTATTTGATCCTCAAACTACCAGACTTTTTACCCGCCATCTTAATTTTCATTTCCAATGTATCAAGGTCTTTGAATATCTCTCTAGTGCTGACATTGGCAACCATACTGTCCATACGCATGGCACACAGTTCTTCACTGAGTTCTAAAGTAAGAAATACTCCATTAAGTCCTTGACTGATCCAATTAATAGCAATATTCTGCATGAATAGACTTTTGCCTGACCCTGACCCACCCGCAAAAATATTCAGTTCACCTCGGTTCATTCCACCAAACAGTCTTTTATCTAAAGTAGGCCAACCTGTTGTAACTTGTCCATTAGAGCTTTTAATTTTTAACAACCTGGTACGAGGATCAGCAAAATAGTCTGTGCCCATGTCTTTGGTCAGACTAATTTGTACTGCATCCTTGATTAATTTCTCTACTGGATCGAATTCGCCTTTTTCGATCATGTCTGCGGCTTTTAAAATAGCACGTTCCAGTTCTTGTTTTTTAGTAAAACTTTCAAACTCTGACATGAACCAGTCATAATGATTTTCACCTAGATCAGGAATGGGTTTTAGTTCAGTTGTAGATACAGCTCTAATTTGATCTAGTGTAGGCATAGCTTTATGCTTGTCCACGTGTTCTTTGATAAATCTAGCTGCTTCTCTGAGACTGCGATCAAAGTTCTCTGGATTATAAATGTTTTGCACCCTGATATAACTTTCAGGATTCTGCTGCATCATTTCTAAAAATAATTTTTGTAACTCTGTGCTATATTCTTTATTCATATTTTTTTGAAATTAACTGGATTTTTACGGGATTAGATTCGCTAGCTTCCAGAATAGTTTTGATCACAAACAATTTACCATATTTAACTAATGCATCTGCAATGTCTTTTACTTGTTCTGCCCAAACAGGGAAACTAACCGACCATCCGTAGTCTATTGCGCATTTTACTAATTGTCGACCAGGCCAAACTTGTTTACCTTGTTTGTTTCCATGTCTATCAAAATCAGGAACTACAATAACTTTTTTGCCTAAAGCCTCAATAAGTTCTGCCTGTTGCTCACTGATGTTGTTACTCAATACCGCTACACCATCTACTGCCATTGCATCAAATGCACCTTCGCACACTATTACAAATTTATTGTCGTAATGTTGTTTGTCTAAATTAAACACAAACTGACTGGGATGATCGCTATGGTATTTAGGTTGTATACCATCTACAAATGTTCTGGCAGTATACCCTACAATTTTCTTTTTATAATGAAAAGGTATAATGACTCTATGACTTAATTTATTTTCTACTTCGGGGCTCCAATAAAATTCATACTGTTGCATATCAATTTTTCGTTGATACACATAATCGACTGCATTGACAAATTCTCTTGGAAAATTTTTATCTGCTAAATGATAAAACTCCGCTATGGCCATAAAACTTCTGGCCTCAACAGGCAATTTCCTTGCTTCGAATTCAATTTTCTCTTCAGGCTCTTTAATGTCCTCGGGTCTAATTAAATCTTTAACTCTCAGTGCTTCAACTACTAATCTTTGTATTTCATTAGTATCTGCCCCTAACCAAGATAAGAATTTTCGATATTTGAAACTTAGTGGACGGCCGGGTTGATATCCAGTCTTAAATCCACAGTTAAAGCAGTGC